GGATTGTAGAAGATAAATTCCGCAAACGAAAAGAGGTGAGAGCGGTGGCGAGACCGAGCAGCTCGGCAGGCAATTTAAATTCGCACACCACAAAGGCCGAACTCAGGCAGCGTGAAGAGGCCGAGAAATCCGTGCTGAGCGGTATTGGCATAAAAGAAAACGAAGATGTGAAAGACGATCCCGTTGCCCACTCCGAGTTTAAGCGCGTACTTCGATTGCTGAAAGCTGTCGGGAAAAACGATGCGCTGTACGAAGCGGTGATAAACGACTACTGCACGTATAAGTCTGACGTTGCGCGGTACATTCAGATGCGGAAGGATATAGAGATCGACGAAGCTGTTGATGGCTCGAGCCGATACACGTTAGTCATGAGCTGTGACAAGCAGGCAGAGGTTTATCGCAAGAAGCGATTTGATATCGAAAAAGAAAACGGTTTCACCATTGCCTCCGCCCTGCGAAGCATCCCGAAGAAGGTCAGCACAAAAGGAAATCCTCTTGCAAGGGCGTTGAGGGATGATGATTGAAGAATCGAAAGCGTACAAATACTGCCGGTGGTGCATAGACCAAGACAACCGAAAGGCCCCAAAGTATATCAAGCTACAGGCACAATCCTGGATAGACACAGCAGATGGTAAATGCCCGGACGCCTATGTGGACGAAAAGGCGTACAGCAAGATCTGCAAGATTCTAAGACTGATGGTACATCCTGATTTAAAGTGCTCCATGTACGAAGGGCTTGAAGATTATGCTTGGTTTTTAATCACCGCTGTGTTCTGCACGAAGCAGACCGGAACCAACAACAGATATTACATTACTGCGCTCTTAGAGATCGCGAGAAAGAATTTCAAGACATTCAACGCAGCGGTTATATTTATCATTGGAATGCTGACAGAGCAACAATTCTCCCGGTTCTTCTCTGTGGCTCCTGACTTGAAACTGTCCAGCGAATTAAAGCTTGCTCTGCGAAAAATAATTAAAGCCAGCCCGGCGCTCATAGAGGAATTTAAGATCCTGCGAAGTGAAATTCGGTGCTTGCTGACAGAGAGTGAATACACTCCGCTTGCTTATTCCGAGGACCGCATGGACGGAAAGCTGGCAAACATCTTTTTAGCAGATGAAGCAGGGGCGATGGACGCATATCCAATTGAGGCGATGCGATCCTCGCAGATCACTCTGCACAACAAGCTTGGTGTCATCATCTCCACGCAGTACCCAAACGATAACAACGGCATGATAGACGAAATAGACATAAGCAAAAAAACGCTTGATGGTTTGATGGATAACCGCAGGCGTTTTGCTTTGTTGTACGAGCCGGACGATGATCTGCTTAAAAATAACCAGTGGCAGAGTAACGATCTTATAATTTACCAGTCAAATCCAGTCACAGTAGCGCATGATTATATCTTTGAAGCGGTCAAAGATATGCGCACAATGGCAATCCTATACGAAAACAAGCGAGAAAACTACCTCTGCAAGCACAACAACATCAAGTATAAGGGGCTTGGTGTTGAGGGATACGTCCCAATTGACAAGGTTAGGGAGTGCAGAATTGTTGAGGATTTGTCTTTCTGGCGTGGCAAACGGGTGTATTTGGGTCTTGATCTCTCCCAGACCGACGATAATACAGCGGTCTCTATGGTCTGCGAGGACGGCGGAACGATTTGTGCAAAGGTATGGGGGTTTATTCCTGCTGGAAACAAGATGCTGAAATCAAAAAAGGAAAACGTCGATTACGACAGGCTGATCCGGCAGGGCGCTTGCTTTGAGTGCGGCGACGAAGTCATCGACTATCTATTTGTTGAGCAGCACATATTGACGCTAGAGGAAAAATACGGAGTTGAAATCATGCAGATCGGCTATGACCGATACAACGCGATATCCACAGTGCAAAAACTAGAGAGCGCCGGGTATGAGTGCGTGGAGATCAAGCAGCACTCGAGCGTTCTTCATGCGCCGACAAAGCTACTGAAAGAATACATTCTGAGCAAACAATTCAAATATGACGAAAACTTGATGCTAGAAATCAACTTCCAAAACGCGCGATGCACCGAGGACACGAACCTAAACAAATATGTGAATAAGAAAAAGTCTTCCGGAAAGGTAGATATGGTCGTGTCTCTCATAAACTCGGTCTATTTATTGCAACAGGATATGCTATTCGGCGCCGATATGTTTGTGGCGCAGACATAGGAGGAATTACATGGGGCTGTTTAAGCGAAGTAAACCAGAAATCAGGGCGGACACCGGGACAATAAACTATGATGACGCGCTGCTTCAAGCACTTCTGGGGAGCACCAGTATCACAAAATCGGTTGCTCTGCAGGTTCCCACAATCGCAAGCTGCATTGATTTAATATCAAGCATCGTGGCTGGCACACCAATCAAACTGTACAAGCTTTCTGGGGATAAGGTCACCGAGGTCACGGATGATCCGAGGATCCAGTTGCTGAACGATGACACGGGCGACACTTTGAACGCACATGATTTCTGGCGGGCCGTTATCGCAGACTACTATCTCGGAAAAGGCGGCTATGCGTACATCAACAAGCAGCGTGGCAAGGTTGCAAGCCTCCACTATGTGGACGAAATCTATGTAACCCCGCAGGTCAACACGGATCACATTTTCAAGGACTACGATTTGCTGGTCGATGCGAAAACTTACAAACCGTATGATTTTCTGAAAATCCTCCGCAATTCGAAGGACGGCGCAAGCGGTACCGGGATTGTCACAGAGAACAGCAAGGCCATAGAGGTAGCGTACGAAAGCCTTATCTTTGAAAACAATCTGGTTAAAAAAGGCGGCAACAAAAAGGGGTTCCTGAAATCCGGGAAGAGGCTTACAACCGATGCGATGGCCTCGCTCAAAGCATCGTTCAAAAAGCTATATAGCAGCAGCAGCGAAAATGTGGTTGTGCTGAACGACGGGATTGATTTCATTGAATCGTCCAACACATCTGTTGAAATGCAGCTGAACGAAAACAAAGTCACCAACTCCATGGAGCTGTGCAAGGTTTTCCACATCTCTCCGGATGTTATTGCCGGGAAAGCAACGGAATCTGATATGCAAAGCGTCGCAAAGCTGGCTGCAATCCCGCTGATGAAAACAATTGAATGCGCCGCAAATCGAGACCTTCTTCTGGAAAAAGAGAAGAAGGTTTTTTACTGGGCGTTTGACACCAAGGAATTGCTAAAAGGAAGCCTATCTGAGCGCATGGCAGCATACGGAACAGCCGTTGACAAGGGAATTATGATGCGAAACGAGGTTCGATACGCCGAGGACTTGCCGAGCATTGATGGAATGGACGTTATCAGCATGAGTCTTGCGGACGTGATTTACGATACAAAAACTGGTACGTATTTCACGCCGAACACAAAGCAAATTACTAATGCAAGCGGAGAAACAGAGCAGACAGATGGAGCGGATACCGGAGGCATAGAAACGCTTACGACATCAGAAGCAAAAAACACCGCCGAAGAAGTGACCGGGAAAACGCTCAACGGCGCACAGACTCAATCGTTAATTACTGTTGTCCAGCAATATCAAGCTGGCGGCCTGACGCTTGCTCAGGCGGTAAACATTATAGCCGTTGCTATTGGGATAACCCGCGAGGCCGCGCAGGAACTTATTGGCGAAGCAGCAACAACTTAAGGAGGTGAGACAGAATGAATGTAGAAATCCGAGCAGACGGGCTGCACCTAAGCGGATACGTCAACGTAACAGAAAAAATGAGCCGGCCGGTCATCACCGGGAAGGGGCAGAAGGTCATCGAGCTGATCGAGCCGAGAGCGTTTGAAAAGGCGCTGGAAAAAGTTGATAACGTGCCGATGACCAAGGACCACAACCCGGACGTTGTTCTGGCAGAGACCCGCGCAAAAACCCTAGAGCTACACGAGGACGCAATTGGGCTGCACTACGACGCAACAATCACAGACGCACAGACGATCACAGAGGCACGCGCCGGGAAACTCAAGGGCCTGTCGTTTGGAATGAAAAACATCACGGACAAAATCGAGGAAAGAGCAGATGCTTTGCCGTTGCGCAGAGTGTCTGCTTTTGATTTGGACCACATCACATTGGTGGTGCACAAAACACCAGTCTACGCAGCAACATCCATTGAAATGCGGGCAGACGAAACCGAAAGCACCGTTGAGACGAGGGCAAGTGTGGTATGGGAGAGTAAAACCGAGACATCGGGTACCTTCATCGACCGCACACTTGATGACGGTACCAACGAATCCGAACGCACAGAATCCACAAAAACTACATCCAAGCGCTACGACAACAGCGAATACAAAAACAGAATTGCCGCGTTGGCAACAAATTGACGGAGGTAAAGAATGAAGAATCTTAAAGCACTGATGGAAACCCGCGCCGACTTGCTGGCGCAGCTCACAGCGATCACCGAAAAGGCCGATACCGAAACCCGCGCTGTCTCTGACGAGGAGCGATCCGAATTTGACGGTCTGGAAAAGAAGGTAAAGGACATCGATGCCACAATCAAGATGGAAGAGAGGGCAAGAAGCATGGAGAAAAAGGAAGCCAAGCCGGAAAAGACTGAGGAACGCGCCGAGGACATCGAGGCCAGAGCGTTTGAGAATTACATCAAGGGCCAGTGTGGAGTCGCAGTCGAACAGAGAGCCGACGAGCAAAACTTCACTGTGGGCAACAACGGAGCGGTGATTCCAACCACTATCGTGAATCGCATCATCAAGACCATCAAGGATATCTGCCCTATCTTTTCCAAGGCGACCATGTTTGCAGTCAAGGGTACACTGAAAATCCCTGTCTACGGACTGTCCAATACCACCCACGACATTACCGTTGGCTACCAGACCGAGTTTACCGATATCACTGCGGATGCTGGACAGTTTACCAGTGTTGACCTGACCGGGTATCTGGCCGGCGCACTTACTTTGATCGGAAAGTCCGTCATCACCAACAGCGAGATTAACGTGCTCGACTTTGTCATCGCAGAAATGTCCAGCAAAATTGCCATCTTCCTTGAGGGCGAGCTTCTGAACGGAACGTCCACAAAGGCAACCGGTGCGCTAGCAACCACAAACACCGTGAATGCCGGGTCTGTCTCCGCGATCACTGCGGACAACCTGATCGACCTGCAGGCGAAAATCAAGCAGGCGTACCAGGCTGGCGCTTGCTGGACTATGGCACCGGCTACCTTTACCGCGATTCGCAAGCTGAAATATGCCGACGGAAAGTACATCACCCAGGATTCGTTTACCGGTGAGACCCCGTTCATGCTGCTCGGCAAGCCCGTCTACATTTCGGACAATATGCCGGCAATCGGCAGCGCTGCAAAAGCTGTTCTGTACGGCGACTATTCCGGCCTAGGCGTGAATATGCGTCAGAACATCGAGATCCAAGTGCTGAACGAGAAGTACGCCACCGCTCACGCTGTGGGTATCGTGAGCTGGTTTGAGTTCGACAGCAACGTGATCGATGCACAGAAGCTGGCAACGCTTGTTATGTCGGTCTAATTAATGCTATATGGGGCGGAGCGATCCGCCCCTGAATTATGAAAGCGAGGGAAACATGGGATATAACACTCTCAACTACACAGAACAGGGTGGCGATAAGACCGTAATCGGCGGCGAAATCGAGGTTACCGGCACAATCACCCTGACTGATGCGACGGTGGCCGGCGTGGTCACCGCACCGGTTGTCGACACGCTCGTATCGGAATCTACTACAAGCGCACTGTCTGCCGCACAGGGCAAGGCGCTGAAGGACACCGCCGATACGTTAGCAACGACCGTTGCGGGAAAGATTACCGCATCCGCTGCGGCAAATCAGGCCGCCAGTACCGAAGCCACCAATCCGACAGTCGCGGAGTTTAACACATTGCTTGCGGCGCTTAAAACGGCAGGCTTAATGGTTGGTGATTAAGAAAGGGAAAAACCCTTATGAAAGTAAGTGAAATCACAACATCGCTTGTATCTGATTATCTGCGGCTTGATTATGAATCTATGACCACAACAGAAATAGCCGAAATTACAACGTTGATTGACACGGCTAAAGCGTTTATACGGTCGTACACCGGCGTAAGAGAGCGCACGATAACAGGGGAGTTGGTCGGTGTTGGCAACGGAGAAACAAGAGAATTTAAGATTACGTTTCCTACTGTCCCTGATACGACAACAATTTATGCCGACGGCGTTGTTCTGACCGAAACAACCGATTACACATTAGACGATACAACTGGGTACATTGTGTTTGCGACAGCGCCTGAAAGCGGTGCAGAAATTTCGGCGGACTATCAAACCGGGCTTGACGCTTACAATGATTTTGTGCTTGCTGTCTATGTGTTGGTGCAGAGTATGTATGATAACAGGGCGTATTACATTGACAAATCCGCTCTAAACAGCGTTGTCGAGGCAATACTCGGGATGCACTGCGTCAACTTACTGTGAGGCGATAACATGAATCCTGGAGAACTAAGAACCAAAATAAGAATCCAGTACGAACAAACGACCGGGACCGGAAGTTTCGCGACAAAGTCGTGGGTTGACGTTGGAAGCATGGCAGCAAGCGACACGCCAAAATACATCCCATCTCAATGGGTGAATGTCCACGGCACTGAGGCGTGGATTGCTGACAGCGTACAGGCCCAGCTTGGCGCTACTGTGACAATCAGATATCGGACCGGCATTACTCCGGCGTGTCGCGTCCTGCTGGGATCCACGGTGTATCAGATTGTTTCGTTGGACAACATCCGGCAACGGAATGAATGGCTCGAAATCAAGGTCAAGACCTCAGTAAATTCATAGGAGACGTAAATGGGCAGCAATAAATTAATTTCGCAATCCAGACAATGCAATTACTTTGTCGAGCGAAGTACATAGAAAATTCCACAAAATTTACGGTTCCGGCAACAACACAAAGGCGCAGTTTGAGGAATTTGCAAAATCTTATGTGAAAGCG